GAAAGAACTACACAAAAGAACAATTATATCTAAGAGATTCAGTTGCCTTAATGGAAGGTGGTCAATTAGGTGTAAGAATACCAGAAAATATTATACAGATTACAAGAGTATCTAAAGTTGATAGTTTTGCTCAATCTGGCATGTATAATTATGAGTATCAATATTTCTTAAATAACTTTGATGCATTCTATGGAAATGCAGCCGGTTCAGGTATTACAGGTTATTACATTCAAAAACAATATGTAGAACATATAGATCATATGTTAAATACTGCACCTGCAATAAGGTACAGTAAAGCTAAGAATAGACTTTGGTTAGATATTGACTGGAAAAGACCGAAAAAAGGTCAGTTTTTCTTAGTTGAATGTTATGAAGCTACTGATCCAGAAGTATATGGTGATGTATATGGTGATATATGGATTAAGAAGTATTCATCTGCATTATTAAAAATGCAATGGGGTACTAACCTTAAGAAATATGAAAATACTGAACTTCCTGGTGGAGTACAGTTAAATGGACAAGCTCTCTATGATGAAGGTAAAACTGAAAAAGATGAGCTTGAAGAAGAACTAAAAGGCAATCTCCAGTTGGAGATGGATGCTATAATTAGAGGTTAAAGGAGTATAAATAAATTATGAAACTGAACGATAAAGAACAATTCGTTGCAGATGCGAAAGCTGCCTTAGACAAAAAGGCATTTGAAAAATTAGGTGATATGAAAGCAAATATCGCTAAAGATTTTATTATGCCTGAAGTACAAGAAACAGACGAAAAAGAAACAAAAAAAGATGAGTGAAAAACAAAACCTTCCTACTTGGATGGACAAGAAACGTGAAGAGTATCGTAGACACTATAAAGAATTAGTGCGCGATGGTTCTGACTTTGTAAAAGCTGATCAGATCATTGACGAAGATACAATTCAAGAAATTCAAGATGAAGTAGTTATAGAAGACTATTGTGAAACTGTAGATTTCGAAGATTCAATCGAATTAGACGAAGCACAAACACTGTCGCATGGTACAGATCTTAATGATACTATGTGTGATTGTCCAGAAGATGATGATGATTGTTCATGTCCTGAAATGTACTATGATTTCTTACCAGACGAGTTTGGCCAAATCATGGATTTAGAGATGGAGATCGATGATCAGATAGATCATGTTGATGATGGTGTTAAGACTTATCTTGCTCTTAAAGATGCAATGTTTGCAGATACTTTTGATGTTATGGATGCTGACTTACCGGAATCAGTAGACGATCCATTAGAACACGGTATTACTACATTTGATGAAGCTCAGCCTGGAAGAGCTAGAGTTATTTTTAGAAGATCAAAAGGTAGAATAGTAAAAAGAAAAAGATGTAAAGCCGGTACAAGATTACAAGGAAATAGATGTGTACCACAGACTGGTACAAGAAAAGCTTCATTACGAAGAACAGGAATTAAGTTAAAAAGAGCAATGAGAGCTCGAGGAGCAGGTAAAAAGAAACTAGCTTCACTTAAAAGAAAGATTACTAAAAAGCGAGTGGCTGGCAGAGCTAGAACATACGCAGGAACATAAGGAATAAATAAGACATGGCAAATAAAGTTGTATCAAAATCAATTGGAATTCAAGGTTCATCACAAGGAAATAGAGTAGTATATCATATAGATACTGCAGCAACTCTTGATTCAGATGATTTTACATTTACATATCAAGTAAAAAATATTTACGGCCCTGGTCAATCACCTGCAACTGATTCAGATGAAAAGAATATCAATCATTATATGAGACCTATTAAAATAGAGTCAATCACAAATATGGGTGCTAATGCAATTACCATTGACGGTAAAGCTTATGCAACTGGTAAATGGGATTTAAACATGACTGGTGGTACTTCAATAGAACAAGCTAAAGGAAATGTAGTTATTTCTGGAACAGCTCCAAATGCAATCGTAGTATTTAGAGGACAATAATGAAGCTAATTAAAGAAGATATTACCTTTAATGACCTAGCTGTAATTACAGAAGGTAAAGATAATAAAAAGAAATTTATTCAAGGACCATTCTTACAAGCACAAAAAGAAAATCGTAATGGTCGTATATATCCTCAACACGTAATGGATAAAGCTGTTGAGGCATACACAAAAGATTATATCTCTCAAAACAGAGCATTGGGTGAGTTAAACCACCCTGCTGAACCAACTGTTAATCCTGAGAGAGCTGCTATCATGACTAAGTCATTAACTCGTGATGGATACTATTATACTGGTAAAGCACAAGTATTGAGCACACCTATGGGTAAAATCGTTGAGAATTTACTTGATGATGGTGTGAAAATTGGTGTTTCATCTAGAGGTTTAGGCTCTCTTAAAATGACTCGAGAGGGATATAACGAAGTACAAGAAGATTTTGTATTAACCACCGCTGCTGATGTGGTATTTGATCCATCAGCTCAAGAAGCCTTTGTAGAAGGTGTATATGAGTCAGCAGAATGGATATTTGAGTCAGGAATTTGGAAGATGGTTGATCTCGAAAAAGCTGCAAAAGAGCTTAAAGAGTCAGCTGCTCGCGAATTAAATAATACAAAACTAAAACTCTTTAAAAGGTTCTTGGAGAATCAGTAAAAAATAAATAAATTAATATTGGAGCTATAGCAACATGTCAGATACAGAAAACAAAAAAGGTCTTATTGAAGTCATTGAAGACTTGATGGATAAAAACCTTCAAGAAAAAGCTGCAAAGGCGGCTGAAGCGGATATGACTAAAAAAGACGAAATAGAAAACCCTCAAGATGATTCTGCAAAAGAAGAAGTCAAAGAAGAGGGACAGGACACTTCTGTCGAGAAGAATGTCAATGATAAAGAATTACCTGATGCAGAGAAAGAAACTATTGCTAATAAACAAGCTGCTGCTCCAACAGCTGAACCTGATAAAAACGAAACAGGTGCTGAGCCGATGAAAGATGTCGGTGGCGATAAAGAAAATAATGCATCAGACGCAAGTGCAGAAGTAGAAGCTGACAAACCTGCACATGATCAAGAATCAGATCCAACTACAACTCCAATGAAAGACGAATCAGATCCTAAGAAAAAAGTATCTGAGATGAAAAAAGACGACATGGAAGAAGAAGAAGACGAGCCAAAAGAAATGAAAAAAGATATGGAAGAAATGGCGTCTAAAGAAAAAGATGAAGAGTTAAAAGGAGATCAAAAGAAATTAGATAAAGATGGCGATGGTGACATTGATGGTTCTGATTTAGCTAAAGTTCGTAAAGATGGTGCTAAAGAAGATGTAAAAGAAATGTCTCATGCTGATGACGAGAAAAAAGAAGAAGACGAAAAAGAAGAAGAAGTTAAAGAAATGAAGAAAGACGACATGGAAGAACTTACTGATAAACAAAAAGAACTTCCTGCTGGTCTTCAAAAAGCTATTAAAGACAAAGAGAAAAAAGAAGAAACAGAAGTTGAAGAAATGTCTGGTAAAAAACTTATGGCTGATAAAGATGAAGAAGAGCCTAAAGAAATGAAAAAAGACATGGAAGAAGAAAAACAAGATACTTCTGTAGAGAAAGATGCTAATGATAAGCAACTTCCTGATCAAGATAAATCAACTCTTGATATGTCTAAAGGAGATAATGATTCTCCTAAAGCAGAAGCTGATAAAGGTCCTCATGATCAAGCAGCTGACCCTATTGAAACTCCAATGAAAGATGAGTCTGATCCTAAAGAAGAAGTCGAGGAAATGAAAGATGAGCCTAAGGAAATGGCTGATAAAGAACAAGACGAAATGATGGATAAAGAAGACGAAGAAGTCAAGGAGATGAAAAAAGATACTGAAGAAGAAAAAGAAGATGAAGTATCTGAAATGAAAGATAAAGAAGCTAAAGAAGAAGACGAAAAAGAAGTCGAAGAAATGAAAAAAGATCCAGAAGAAATGATGGATAAAGATAAAGAAAAGAAAGAAATGAAGAAAGACATGGAAGAAGATGTCGATCTTGATGAAGACTTCAAACAAAAAGCTGCTATTGTCTTTGAAACTGCGGTAAATGAAAAAGTAAATGCTAAAGTTGCTGAAATTAAAGAGCAAATGGAAGCTGAAGCTGCAGATCATAATAGTGAATTAGAAGAAAAGTTTGCAAAATATACTGACTATGCTACTGAAGAGTGGTTAAAAGAAAATGCTTTAGAAATTAAGTATTCTCTAAGAACAGAAATAGCAGAGAACTTTATTAAAGACCTTAAAGGTTTATTTGAAAAGAATTACATCGACATTCCTGAAGAAGATATCAGTGTTGTTGATGAACTTACTGAAGCGGTTGAAGGTTTCAAAGACCAAATCAGTGAGAAAGACGGAATTGTTGAAGAGCTGCAATCAAAAGTATTAGCCTTCGAAAAAGATGAAATCACTAAAGAAGTTAGTGATGGACTTACTGAAACTCAACAGATACGCCTAGAAAAATTGAGTGAAAGTGTAGAAGCAGCAAATACCGCTGAGTTTAAGGAAAAGTTAGAGACTTTAAAAGAATCTTACTTTGAAAATCCTGAAACAGCAGCTAAAGCTCTATCATCCTATGGTGATGAAGTTTTCAGCAGTCAGGAAGGCGAAAGCCAACCTGCTACTGATACGGATGGAAATCCTGTATCGCAGTACGTTAGATACTTGTCTAAAACTGCACTAAAATAAGAATGAAAAACCCAACGATTTTTAAGAAAATTAACAATCTAACTAACTATAATTAATAGGAGAAAACTATGTCATACGACGTACTAACAGAGAAATGGGCTCCAGTTATTAATCACGAAGATCTACCAAAAGTAGATGAGCGTGATAAAAAAGCTGTACTAGCTCAAGTTCTTGAAAATACGGAAAAAGCATTGTCAGAGGAGCAAAACTTAGAAGAAGCTTCTTTATCTGGTGCTAGTTTCGGTGGTGCAATGTCTGGTTCTAATACTAACAGTGCCCTAAATGCTACTGGTCGTGCAGGTTATGATCCCATTATTATCTCTCTAGTTAGACGTGCGGTTCCACAAATGATGGCTTTTGATCTTTGCGGTGTTCAACCAATGAATGCTCCAACTGGTCTTATATTCGCGCTAAGAGCTCGTTACAACAACACTAACGAAGGTGTTGCTGGTGACGGTAATGGTCTTGGTATCGAAGCTATGTATGACGAACCGTTCTCTAACTTCTCTGGTACTGCGTTTAATACAGGGAAACCTAATACGCACGCTGCTGGAAGCAATACAGACGCTGATGGAAATCCATTTGCTGTCTCAAGAGCGAAAAATGATGGTGTTAGCACTGCTGACTCTGACCCTGTGACTGATACTGGTTCAATTACACCTGTAAATGACCCATTTGTAGATACAGTCACTGCCAACCCTGGCCTCAACTCTGGTTATATGCCAAGTGGACAAGCTGAAGGAAACACTTCTTTCGGAATGAACACAAGAGAAGGTGAAGGAGATAACTTCCGTGAAATGAGTTTCACAATTGAGAGAACAGCTGTAGAAGCTAAAACAAGAGCTCTCAAAAGTGAATACACAATGGAACTAGTTCAAGACTTAAAAGCAGTCCACGGTTTGGATGCTGAAGCTGAATTAGCTAACATTCTTTCTACTGAAATCCTAGCGGAAATCAATAGAGAAGTTGTCCACACAATCCTATCTCAAGCAAAATACGGAGCGCAAGGTCTTACAAACAACGGAATCTTTGACTTAATCGCTGATGGTCAAGGAAGATGGAGTGTTGAAAGACAAAAAGGCCTAATGATGCAAATCGAAAAAGAATGTAATACTATTGCATTTGAAACTCGAAGAGGAAAAGGAAACTTTATCCTTTGCTCTGCTAATGTAGCTTCTGCATTAACAATGGCTGGCTTACTTGATTACACATCTGGTTTAGAAGATAACCTAAATGTTGATGTGACTTCAGGTACTTTTGCTGGTGTACTTAACGGACGTACTAAAGTTTATGTAGATCCTTATGCAACTAACGGTGACTATGTCGTTGTTGGTTATAAAGGTTCAAACAACATGGACGCAGGTATGTTCTACTGCCCTTATGTTCCATTACAAATGGTTCGTGCAGTAAGTCAGGAAACTTTCCAACCTAAAATTGGATTTAAGACTAGATACGGTATGGTTTCAAACCCATTCGCAGCTAGATCTCTCCAATCTCAAGGTTTACATGCTCCTGATTCGAACATGTACTACAGAAAATTCAGAGTTGACAACGTGTAATAACCGTTCGATACGAATTTTAAAAGGGAGTCTTCGGACTCCCTTTTTTTTGTCCTAATATAAATATACTATGGAAAACAAATGTAATGACTGTGGACATGAATGTCCTATAGAATGTAAAGAACAAGCCTGTGATTGTGAGTGTTGCTAATGAAAAAATTTGAACAATTTTGTTGTGAAGATTGCAACGAACAATACGATCATGTAATTGAAGATGCTGAATACCAAGGAACTAAGGTAAAACTTAATAATCCTATTCGTGTTCAAGATGGTAAAAGCAAATTCAAAGTTTATGTAAAAAATGCAAAAGGTAATGTTGTTATGGTAAGATTTGGAGATCCAAACATGGAAATCAAAAGAGATGATCCTGCCAGAAGAGCTTCATTCAGAGCAAGACATAACTGTGACCAGAAGAAAGATAAAACAACTGCTGGTTATTGGTCATGTTATCAATGGCGAGCTGGTGCTAAGGTAGATAGCTAATGGCTCTCAACTTTGACGATATGATAGCTCGTCAAACCGAGTTATCCTTTGCAGCACCTCAGCATTTCTTTATTACTATAGAAAAATTGCCTGATATTGTATATACTGTACAACAGGCAAATGTACCAGTTATTAGTGCTGGTGAAGCCATACTATCAAATCCATTTAATCAAACTAGATCCGTTCCAGGAGATACATTAGACTATTCACAATTAGATGTCACATTTCTTGTTGATAAAGAAATGAAAGGTTATAGACAAATACTTAAATGGATGAAAGGAATGATAAATCCTGAATCATTTGACCAATTTAATGAATATGTGAAGGAGAATGTCACATCTAGACCGGATGCTAGAGAACCAGGTTTCTTAAATACAATGAGTAATATGAGTCTATTTGCTGCAGATGCAGATCTTAAACCATTAGCAGAATGGAAATTTATAGATGCATTTCCAATATCATTAGACGGTCCACAGTATGACTCTACTAACCCACAGGTTGATTACCTTACAGCAACATCATCATTTAAGTTCATGTATTTTGAACATGCGACATATAAAAATGGCGCAAAAAATAATGATATAATTTAAAAAAAATCGTCCTTTTTTGGTATTATATGGATAACTACCATGTTTCCATTAGCGGTACTAAGGTACAAATTCTAGATACCGGCTTTCACGAACATCTTAACCAAATTAGCAACAATATCAGACCTAACAATATCTTTAATTCCAAACGTAACGATCGGCGCCGGCACACGATATTGATGACATAAATCAACAAATTTAATAAGATCACTATTCTTTAGATCACTTTGTGCTGGGTCTCCTAATAGTATTAGTTTAGTTCCATCACCAATTCTTGTAGTCACAGCCTTTATCTCTTCAATAGTTAAGTTTTGGGCTTCATCTACAATAATGATACTCTTATCAAAAGATGTACCACGAATTGTTTCAATGGGTTGGACTTCTATTTGCTTCGCTCTTTGCATACATTCAGCTCGTCCTGAGCCTAATGCATCTATTAGTACATTCATTATTGGTTTTATCCATGGTTCCATCTTCTCTTCGATAGTACCAGGGAAATGACCTAATGATTTACCTGTAGATATATTTGATCGCGTTAATACGATCTTCTCGAAATCGCCTTTCAGATATAACTGAGCTGCTTTCATACCTGTACAGTATGTTTTACCAGTACCCGCAGGTCCGATAACAACAGTCATAATATTATTCTGAATACATTCTAAAAGATAGTTTTGAGTCTCGTTTTTTGGTTGAATATGAAACGCTTTCGATGCGTTTAACTCAGCCTGCAACGAGGCTTTCTTTTGCCTTCGAGCCATATATTATCTCCTAATTTTTTGTCGTAGTTGGTTTGGTGGAAGAATATCCACTTTAAGTGAAAAAGGGTCAGAAAAAAATTCATCTCCATGGTATATTTATACTATATGATTACGCACGAGCAGCTTCTAGCTATGTGGGAAGAAGATGCAGTAATAGAGAGGACTCAACTTGACAGAGAGTCTTTAGCTATTCCTAAACTTCACCACAAGTACTTACAAATCCTTATGGAAATAAGGGCTAAAAAAGTCGCGTTTTCTCATCAGCTAGAAACATTAAAGAAAGAAAAAGAATTATTCTATTCTGGTCAAGCTCGTCCCGAAGATTATAAAGATAAACCATTTGATCTGAAACTTAAAACAAAAGCAGGTGTTGAGAAACATGTCAACACAGATCCTGATGTAATCAAACTTACACAAAAAATAGAATACTTTGATATACTATTAGAAGGTGTACAACATATTATGGATCAGATTAAATGGAGAAACAGTTCAATTAAGGCTGCTATTGATTGGGCAAAATTTACTAGTGGAGATATGTAATGAAAACTATTTTAATTAAACTGGCAAACGCTGGCCCTCTTATTATTGGAAAGGTGGTTCGTGATGAACCAAGAAAAAAAATACTAAAGAATCCAATGATAGTATACCAAGAAAAGAATGAGTCAAATTCAGGTCAATTCAAGATAGGTACATTTTTAGAAATTGCAGATACAGATGGTTCTTTTACTTTCTATGATTATGAAATTAAGTGCACACCATCTGCGCAACTCGCAGAAGTTTACCAGAAATTTTTAGATGATACTATTCAAAAAACTGAATGACGCATACTTAAACTTTGAAGGTGATAAAGCAGATCTACAAACTTTATCAGATTACTTCACGTTTAAAGTACCTGGCGCACATTTTACACCAGCCTATAAAAATAGGTATTGGGATGGTAAGATTCGTTTGGCTAATTTGCGTGACAACACGATTTATGCTGGTCTTGTTCAAGACATAGCAAAGTTTTCTAAAGACCTAGATATCCAAGTAGAATTCGAGGGTACCAAGAATAATATGCCTGGTATCGAACAGAATATCTCGGATAAAATTCTAGACGGGTTTTTAGAGGCCCTCGACCCACACTCAGGAGGGAAAAAAATCCAGATGCGGGATTATCAGGTAGAAGCATTTAAAGACGGCGTGCGTAAACAGAGAATGCTTTGTCTTTCACCTACCGCATCTGGTAAGTCTTTAATAATATATGCATTGGCGAGATGGTGGAGAGAAACACATGATAAGAAGATACTTATTATTGTACCCACAATAAATCTTGTGACACAAATGATGTCTGACTTTATAGATTATAGTCAAGACAAGTTTCATGATATGCATGGTATTATGGGCGGTGTAGATAAAAATACAGATAAAAGAGTTGTAGTATCTACATGGCAATCAATACATAAGAAAAGTGCAGGTTATTTTGCACAGTTTGGTAGTGTACTTGTAGATGAAGTACATCATGCACAAAGTAAATCCATACAATCAATTATGAATAAACTAGTTGTTTGTCCAGATAGAATTGGTATGACAGGTACAATACAAGAAGCAAAGACACATGAACTTGTATTGAAAGGTTTATTCGGACCAATACAAAAGATTACATCTACAAAAGAACTTATTGAAAGAGATCAAATATCAGATGTAAAGATACAACTATTAAGATTGAATTATCCTGATGAGGATAAGAAGTTAGTAAGTAAGATGAACTATCAAGAAGAGATAGCTCATATTATACAACATACAAAAAGAAATAATTTTATATCTAAACTAGCCGCTGATCTACCAGGAAATACACTTGTAATTTTTGGTAGAATATCTCATGGTAAAGATATACATTCACTTACATCCGCCTTATCTGATAAAGATGTTCATTACATTGCAGGTGAAACGGATAAAGAGACTAGAGAAATGACTAGGCAATTTGCTGAAAAGAATAATGTCATTATTATTGCATCACTCGGTGTATTCTCTACAGGTGTTAATATAAGGAACCTACATAATCTTATATTTGCACATCCATCGAAGTCCAAGATAAAGGTGCTTCAATCAATTGGTAGGATTTTAAGAAAAACAGATGACGGTAAGCCGGCAACAGTGTATGATATTGTTGATGATATAAAGTATAAATCTAGAGATAACTTTACATTAAGACACGCTGGCGAAAGATTTAGATTTTACACTGAAGAAAAATTCGATTATAAAATTAACAGTATAGATATATAACATGGCACGACAAACAAAAGACTCAGCTCACTACGTTAATAATAAAGAATTCACCGCAGAACTAGACAAATACTCGAGGAAATGCCGAGCTCTTATGGAAAAGGGTAAGGAAAGACCGGAGATGAGTCGATATCTTGGTGAATGTATTATTAAGATGGCAAACAGATTATCATTAAGACCAAACTTTGTAAATTATTCTTATAGAGATGAAATGGTTCAAGATGCTATTCTAGCCGCAATAAAATATGCATATAGATTTGATGGAGATAGATTCAATAATGGATTTGCATTCGTCACACAGATCTTATTTTCTCACATGGTACAGCGAATAAAGAAAGAGAAAAAGAAATATATGCTAGACCTAAAGTTAATACAACAAGCAGAACAAACAATGTTTTTACATGGTGAATTTAGTTCGCAATTAGATGATACAGCTCGAGCTTATGCTGACCAGAAACTTGGAGATATGGAAGAAGCAAAAGCAAAAACACCAGCTGAAAAGTCTAGATCTGGATTTACTCTTAGATCACATACATTACGAGTAAAGCATGAACAGGAAGCAATCAAAGCAGGTATTACTGAATTTGAGGTAGAAGGTAAACACTATAAAGTTAGAGAAGCAAAGAAAGAAGAATTCTTTAAGGAAAATCCTAATTTTAAAGTCAAAAAGAAACGTAAACCAAGAACTACTAAGAAAGACAAATGAAGATATTAATATTTGGTCTACCTGGCTCAGGCAAGACTACACTCGCAAAAGAACTAGCATATCATTTTTGTATACCACATCATAATGCAGACTATTATAGAATGCTACATGATGATTGGGATTTTTCACCTGATGGTAGATTAAGACAAGCTATGAGAATGAAAGGTAAGAATGGTATATTAGATTTTGTAGCACCAAAACAGGAGTATAGAGATATTGTACAACCAACAATATCAATCTATATGGACACAATCAAAGAGTCTGAGTATGATGACACAAATAAATTATTTGAAAGACCTCATTACTTAGACGCAGACTATACGGTGAAAACATGGATAGACATAAAAAAACTACGCAAATGCTTGGTAGATTCCAACCCTGGCATCAAGGGCATACAGAGCTTTTTAAGAGAGCAATTTCCAAAACTGGTCAAGTAGTAATAATGCTACGTGCTCAGGATGGTTCTGACAAGAACCCTTATTCTTTTGAAGAACGTAAAGAACACATACAACAAGCATTAAAAAAAGCTGGTTTCGGGTATAATCTATATGAGATTATTGAAGTGCCGAATATCACTCATATTACTTACGGTAGAGATGTAGGTTATACGATTGAACAGGAGCACTTAGACAAAGAGATAGAGAGTATATCTGCTAGCAAAATTAGACAGGCAAACGAAGCTATCGAAGGAAAATATGGCGTATGAAGATTGCTATTTTAGGCGATACACATTTTGGTGCAAGAAATAGAAATATAGTTATTGAAGCCTGGCAAAGAAAGTTCTACGAAGAATGTTTCTGGCCATATATTGATGACAAATCTATTACTCACATCATACAAGTTGGAGATTATTTTGATTCACGTAAGTGGCTCAATATACAAACACTAGCATTTCAAAAAGAAATGATGGTAAAGCCAGTACAAGATAGAGATATTAGGTGTGATGTTATTATTGGTAATCATGATATACCATTTAAACATTCACTTAAAAACAATTCACCAAATCAAATTCTTGGTCAAGAATCAAACTTTAATGTATATGAAACTATTACAGAACTAGATATTGATGGCTGTAAGATTACATTAATGCCTTGGGTATGTAAAGAAAATCATGAAGAATCATTTGCAAGAATTAAAGAAGGTGGTGAAGTACTTATAGGTCATTATGATATTAATGGAATGTTAATGTTTCCTGGTCAATATAGTCGTGATGGTTTTGAAGTATCTGATTATACAAAATGGGAAAAAGTTATCTCAGGTCACTATCATACACAAAGTGAACAGGTAAATATACAGTACACGGGTACACCATACGAACTTATGTGGTCAGATTCAGGTGGTAAACATGGCTTCTGGATTTTAGATACAACAGACAATTCACTTGAATTCGTGCAGAACCCTTACGGTTATCATGTAAAATTGATATATGATAACAATACAAAACCTAAAGATTTAACACAAGATCTGAAGAATTCTTATGTAAAACTATATGTAAAAGAAAAAGAATCATTTGAAAATTTTGAAAAGTTTATTGATGCAATCAATCTTAAAGAACCATTTGAATTAAAAATAGTAGAAAGCTTTGAGCAATTCAATGCTGATAATGTAGATGATATTATTGAAATGACAGATACATCAGATCTTATATCTGAGTATATAGATGATGTAGCTACAGACCTTAATAAGAAAGAAATTAAAAAGATTATGTTAGAAATATTTGAGGAAGCACAACATATAGATGATAGTATTTGAAGAGATAACATATAAGAATTTTTTAAGTACTGGTAATAACGGCAATACCATATTCTTAAATGATAGACCTACAGTTCTTATTACTGGTGTAAACGGTAGTGGTAAGTCCACGGTTCTTGATGCTATATGTTATGCAGTGTTTAATAGACCATATAGAAATGTTTCTAAAACACAACTTATAAATTCAGTAAATGATAAAAATTGTGAAGTAGAACTTAAGTTCTCCGTAAACAATGTACCTTACAGAGTTGTAAGAGGTATGAAACCAGCTGTGTTTGAAATCTATAAGAATGGTGAACTCATAACTCAAGATGCAGCACAAAAAGATTATCAAAATAAATTAGAAGAACTTATTGGATTAAACTTTAGATCATTTACACAGATAGTTATACTTGGTTCTGCAAGATACCAATCATTTATGGATCTAAACACAAATGAAAGAAGACAATTAATTGAAGAAATTCTTGATATTACTATATTTACAAGAATGAATGATATACTTAAGACTAAGATAAGCGATTTAGGTATTGATATTAAAGATAAAGAATATCAGAAAGAAGTTCAGTCGACCAAGATTAATGGTCAGAAAAGTCTTATATCAACATTACAGAAAAAATCAGAACAATCAGCAACAAAAATTAAAGATGAAATTCAAAGAGTTGAAGGTGAAAAGAAGATACATGAGTCACTGATTGAAAAGCTACAGAAGAAGATAGATAAACATAATTCACCTAACGTTGATGTAGCTATTGAATCAGTACATAAATGTGAAACTCATGGTAATGAACTAAAAAGGAGGATCAATGAAAAATCGAAGCGGATCGCTTTCTATAATACAGAAACTGAGTGCGAAGTTTGCGGACAAGAAATCACAGAGTCGTTCAA